GCAGAACAATGTGCAAGTATGGTGATTTATTTCTTTACCTTGACATAGATGAAGAGAAAGGAATTAGAAATTGTATTGGGCTACCTGCACAAGAAATAGAAAGATTAGAGGGTGAAGATCCTTCAAATCCAAACTACGTTCAGTACCAATGGAATAGTGGTGGTTTAACGCTCGAAAATTGGCAAATAGCGCACTTTAGAATACTCGGAGGGGATAAGCATGCCCCTTATGGTACAAGCGTCCTAGAGGCGTCTAGGAGGATCTATAGACAGCTTATATTATTGGAAGATGCAATGATGGCTTATCGCATTGTGAGAGCACCAGAAAGACGTGTTTTTAAAATTGATGTCGGTTCGATTGCGCCACAAGATGTAGAACAATACATGCAAAAAGTCATGACACAGATGAAGAGGCATCAAATCACAGATCCAACAACTGGAAAGGTTGATTTACGATACAACCCTCTTTCTATAGAAGAGGACTACTACATTCCTGTTCGAGGGCAATCTAACACAGACATAGTGAACTTACCCGGCGGTGCTATGACGGCGACGATTGAAGACGTTAAATACCTTAGAGATAAGTTATTTGCCGCTCTGAAGGTGCCTCAGTCTTACTTAACAATGGGCGAAGGAGGACAAGAAGATAAGACTTCTCTTGCCCAAAAAGATATTAGATTTTCAAGAACTATCCAAAGATTGCAAAGAGTTGTTGTTTCAGAGCTAGAAAAGATTGGAATCATACATCTTTTTACTCTTGGATATAGAAATGATGACCTTTTGTCATTTAAATTATTTTTAAACAACCCAAGCAAAATCGCTGAGTTGCAAGAGCTTGAACAATGGGACAAGAAGTTTAGCGTTGCTGGTAATGCTACAGAAGGATACTTTAGCAAGCGTTGGGTTGCAGAACATCTATTTGGTATGTCTGAGGATGAATTCTTACGAAACCAAAGAGAGATGTTTTTTGATAAGAAATTTATGGCTAAGCTAGAAGCAGCTAACGCTGGTGGCGAAGCTGGAGAAAAACCCGGTGGCGGCGGTGGCCTCGCGGGTGGCCTTGGAGACCTTGGTGGTGGCCTTGGCGGTGATAAAAAAGATGACAAGCCCGGTGATGCATTGGGCGATCTGGGTGGCGATAAGCCTCCCGGCGGAGGTGGTGCAGGCGAGACACCTACTGGGGGCGAGCCCGGGGGTGATGAAGGAGGTGATAACGTACTTCTCGCCACTCCACCCGCCAAAAGAGATGATGACTCCGTACCTTCATATACAAGGGGTTCTTACAACATGAAGAAGGGTGCTGGCTCTCCCGCACGTAAGAAAAGACATTCTCAGTTCCACAAGAAAGTGGGAGACTATGGGCAAAACTCTAGAAGTGTAAATCCTGCGATGTCTTTAGCTGGAACCTATTCTCACAAAATAGATCCTCTTTCTTACGGAAAACTTGAAGAACAAAAGTCATTTGAAGATTTAGAAGAACAGAAACTATTTACTGCAAATGCGGAGATCAACACTTTAATAAATTCTCTATTTAAAAAGGAAGATAAACATGAAACATAATAAGAAAAGAAATACCGCTTTTCTTTACGAATGTTTAATTCGTGAGTTAACAAGGGCTATAGTCCGAGAAAACATTGAAAAGCAAACAAAAGTCAAGGAACTTTTACGTGAATTCTTCACGAAGGGAAAGGCTCTTTCAGAAGACTTAGGCATTTATAACGATTTGATGAAAACTAAATGTCAAGATCCTGTCAAGGCTAAAAGATTTATTTTTGAAGTTAAAAGAGACTGGGAGTCTCTTGATCGTAAAGAAATCTTCAATGAGCAGACAAAACTTATAAAGCATATAAACGAGCATCTAGATCCGAAACTTTTTTCATGTTTCGTTGAAAACTATCGTGACCTTGCGACTATTGGGTCGTTCTTGCAATCAACAAGTCTAAAAGCAAAACAAAGAATTGTTTCGGAAGATAGAATGCTTAGCTTACTGTCGGATGAAACAACCGAAACAAAAGATTTAAAACACATAGATAATTTAACTTACAACACGTTTGTTGAAAAGTTTAATGAATCCTATAAACACACGCTTAGGGATGAACAAAGGCTTCTTTTGACAAATTATATTACATCTTTTTCTGATAATGGACTTGGCCTCAAAGTATATATGAATGAAGAAGTGGGTAGATTGAAGCAAAAAATAAATACTTTGCTAGTAAAATCATCGTTTTCTGACGATTATAATCAAAAATTTAACAAAATTCTTGAAAAACTGGATGGGTTTTCTAGCAGAAAAATAGATGAAGATATGGTAAAAGATACTTTTTACATTCAAGACCTAATAGCGGAGGTGCTAAAAAATGAAAATTAACATTGCCAACACAGCCATTGCCACCCCACAAGACAGTAGTATCAAGCTAAATATAAATCCGCCTGAGGATCCAAACTTGATAAGGATTGAGATTGTTGATCCAAATGTTGACAAGTTAATTTTTAGTATTCAAGCTAGACGAGCATTAAATGGCGATATTATGATATTTGACCACAAAGACATAGACATTGTTGTAATGGACCAACAAAAGAAAATTGTTGCATTTGCAAAAGATCTAATGTCAGAGGTAGTGTACGGTGCGGAATCTAGATTGATGGAACACTTAAGAAAGTTTGGTGTTATCGAATATGACTCAATTCAAGGTGGTAATGTCTATGGATCACTTGAGGGTAAGATACACGAATCAAAGGATTTAGACGCAATTAAGATGTCTTTGTTCCAGATAAGTCAGTGGATGGATACAGAAAAACCAGCCATGGAGGCTCTTGAAGCACATGACGATATGTTTGATGACTCTCTTACAACACCAGACGTAGAAAACTCTACTGACCTTGGGGAAATTCCTCATGGCGAAGAGAAAGGTTCTATTAAGAAGCATGGCATGTTTTCTCCATATTACTATGGAAGGTACACATATTGATGAAAAACTGGAAGCCATGGTTTGTTGAAAACAGCAAGATACCTGTATGGTTATCTTATTTTGCTCCAATAGATATTGGTGCTATAACCTTGGGACCAGTTGTCATTTCAAGATACGAAATGTCAGAACAAACCAAAAGACATGAAACGATTCATTTTCAGCAATACTTGGAGTTGTTTTTTGTTGGTTTTATTGTGCTATATGTCGGCTTTTGGATCTGGAATTTGATTAGAGGGCTTAAACCTAATGATGCGTATTACAAAATTCCATTTGAACTGGAAGCCTATGGAAACGATCAAAACGAAAATTATTTAAAAGAAAGAAAGAGGTATGCGTGGACTTACTACACTTTATACTAGCTGCGTATGGAATGACCTTTATCCTTGTTTACGGGTCAATATTTGACGGATTAAGACCAGAGAAAGACTATACAAAGAAATGGAATACACTTTTTCATTGTCCTTTGTGTATGGGTTTTTGGGTTGGTGTGTTTTTATTCTTGATAAATGGTTATACTGAACTATTTACTTTCGAGTATAAAATAGCGAATATGTTTATCTGTGGTTGTATTTCCGCTGGTACTTCTTATTTTTTGTCTATGTTGCTCAATGATTTTGGAATAAAAATAACAAAAGGAGATGATCATGAATAACGTTTTTACCGCTAAGTGGATGCTACAACCAGTTCGCCGTTGTTGTTCTGGAAGCTGAATCGGGCGGGTTGCGCCCGTTTTAAGGATTAAAATAATGAAGTTTACAAAACAAAGAGTAAAGCAAATTATCAACGAAGAGCTTGAAGCCATTCTTGCGGAGCAAGATGGCGAACAGGTTATGGCTGCTATCGAGGACGTTCCTGACGCTGCCGAAGAGATATCAAGTGATCTTAAAAAAGAAATAGAAACTATTCTAAAAGATATTCCTCTTGACCCTGCTGTTATGAGAACTACTGTTGCTGCTTTGTTAACAGGTGATGACCCCAAGGTTTTAGCCGCAATCGAAGCAATTCCAAAAGCTGCACAAAGCATAGCTTTAAAGAAAATAAAAGATATCGAGGCATTAGCCGAACCATCTGGAATGGACCCAGAAGTTTTAAAAACAGCAGTTTCTGCACTTTTGTCCACAAAATAAGGAAAAACCACAAAATGAATTTAACGAAACAACAGATAAAAAATATTATCAAAGAAGAGATAGAAAAAATATCTGAACAGGCAGACCCAAGCTCTTTTCCCGGCCCATATATTCCGAGAGATCAATTGCGAGGCAGTCCTTCACCAGCTATTGAAAACGAAGCATCAATTTTGAGCCAACTATATCAGGTCAACGGCAATAAGCCAGTATATTTTCAGTCTGACCCTTATGAGGGAAGAGACATGGAAGGCAACAAGATCCAAGGAAGGATGAAAAAGAATCCAGAAACTGGCGAATACGACTTCCATGAGCCTGATTATGGCAAATATAATCTATATATTGGAGAAAAATCGGGCCTTGGATATGGTATTAGTAATAAAGAGGGCTACCAACTCCTAAAGCAAGGCGTTACGCATTTGTATTTTAAAAAAGGCGACATGTATGAGCCCACTCTTTCTAGCATAGGTGTAGACCAATTATTTAGTTTAAATCGCCATCGCCAACAAATGAGACGAGATGCTGGGTATTATGGAAACTACCACTACGTACCAGAAAACCTTGATAAAATGATTGATGAAGAGCTTGATCTATACGAAAACGAACGGAGAACGGGGACTCTCGAAATTGGAATGGATAATAACTATGGTCCAGTTCTAGTCTTCAGCCTCAAAGGAGAAGATCAAGTTATTGATGTATTTTCCAGCAGGATAAAGTTATCAAATGAATGGGTGAGTGCGATAGCCAAAAAGCAAGGAAAACTACTTGGTGATGCTTTCTCCGATGCACCAGCGTGGTTTGCCAGAAAATTTTCAGCACCATATAATGACCCTGAAAAGCTGGCTGGGCTGGAAATTGCTACCCAATCGAGTTGGGGAGGGTAACAATGAAGCAAAAGCTATTAACAGAATTTTTTGAACTATGCAAAGATGGAATTTGCCAAGATCTCTTGACCGAAAGGGAGAAGAGAGAGGCTTCTAATGGTGTGCTTTATCTTTCTGGACGAATTCAAGCTGCTGACACTCCAAACGGAAATGGAAGAATCTATCCAAAAAAAGTGTTGGAGAAAGAAATTAAAAACTATATGAAGATTGTAAAAGACAACCGAGCCACGGGCGAACTAGACCATCCCGAAGACGCCGTTGTCAATCTTAAAAATGTCTCCCACCTTATGGTTGATATATGGTGGCAAGGCAATGACGTTATGGGAAAGATGAAAGTTCTTGATACGCCATCAGGTAGAATCTTAAAAGATCTCAATGCGGCTGGTGTTAAACTAGGTATTTCTTCCCGAGGTCTCGGTTCAGTAAAAGAAGACATGGCAAGAGGTGCTTCGATTGTTGAAGAAGATTTTCAGTTAATCTGTTTTGATATCGTATCGGAACCCTCAACTCCAAATGCCTTTGTTTACCCCGGATCTAAAACTCAATTTAGTACTGATAATTTTCGTGCTAAATTAAAAGAAAACAAACAAAGTCAAATCGACGATCTATTTAATAAAATACTTAAGGACTAAAATGGACAAAAATGAGTTAAAAAAGGTGTTGAAGCCTTTAATTAAGGAGTGCATCAAAGAAGTGCTTTTGGAGCATGGTGTTTCTTCTTTGTTATCCGAATCAGATTCGGTGCCACAAAGAGAGCCCGCAATAGACCAAATTACTCAAAACGAAAGAGCAAGACTAGCAAAAGAAAACCTTGATCGAAAGAAAAAGAAAATGTTAGATGCTATCGGCAAAGATGCATATAATGGAGTAAATCTTTTTGAAGGAACAACTCCAACACAAGCACCAAGTGAGCCCGGGCGAGGACCTTTATCGGGAACAGACCCTAGAGACGCTGGTGTTGATATAACAAAACTTCCAAACTTTGGTGTTTGGAAAAAGTTGGCGGGGAATTAATGGCTATAAATTATCAAATCAAAGTTCGACCAAGAGATAATATTGATCGAGTTATAAAAAGATTTATTAAAAAAACAAAGAAACTTGGTATCATTGACGAAGTAAAAGAGCGCCAGAGGTACATGAAGCCATCGGATAAAAAACGAAGGGATAAGAAATTGGCGATTCGCCGCCGTAAAAAGAATGAAGCAAAACAGCGAAAATAAACTACTTACAGTAGTATAATTTTATTTTGGAGATAAAAACATGTCAGTACATAAATATACAAGTTGGGGGCGAACTCGTAGACCAAAACCATCGTCAGGCAATGATGGAGATTTCATTACGGGATCTAACCTTGTTGCTTTAAATGAATATGGCAGTCCAACTGGCACGGACGCAGCCAATGGAGTCTATCAAACAGAAAATCAAAGATATGCACATATCGCCTGTTCCGGTAGCTCTACAGTAAGCAAAGTGTTCACCTATAGTCATGCTATGGGATTTTGGCATGAATTGATGGCCGTAGACCCAACAGATGGGTCTAGAAATTCAATTGGTGTAGGAAATAATGAATACATTATCGTTGATATTAATGGCGCAGATTATGTTGCCTTAACCAGCGGCTCATTGTCGGTTGTTACCAT